AAGTGTCGTATTGATATCTAATCAGTACCCTTTAGAAAACCCTTGTAGTCAGAATACTCTGGCTGCATACTTAATAATTATATACAGGATTAAATTAAAATGGCTAAATCAGTAAAAGCAATTGCATTAGTAACAGACTCTTCTTTACAACTTGACCATGCTGCTGAGCGTGTTGAGTATGTTCTTAACGATGCAGTTGAAAACTTAGTAAACCAAGGCGTATTAATTGGTGATGATGAAGGTATATTCTTTCAACGTCAACTAGAATACATTCAAGCACAAAGCTATGATGTTAAGTACCCAGAATTGAAAGGTCGTACTATCTTCGCATTGAACACAGAAGGTGGAGAAGGTATTAATCATATCACTTACCGTTCATACGATAAGCGTGGCGAGACTGCAATCATTGCTGGTAAAGCAACTGATTTACCTCGTGGCGATATTTCTGGTAAAGAGTACAGCATTGATGTTAAGACTTTAGGTAATGCCTTTGGTTACTCTCGTCAAGAACTAGCTGCTTCTAAAGTAACTGGTATGCCTCTTGAAGCTCGTAAAGCCGAAGCTACTCGTAAGTCATACGAAGAGAAAGTAAACCAAATCATCTTCTTCGGTTCTCCTGAGAACAAGCTTAACGGTCTATTCGATGGCCCTGCAGATGCTCCTTGTCTTACTGTTCAGAAAACTGAGCTAGTTAACGGTGCTGGTGGTACTCCACAATGGCGTACTAAGACTGGTATGGAAATCGTTAAAGATTTAACTGATGCCCTTGCTCAAATGTATGTAGATACTTTACAAGTGTTCCGTCCTGATGCTGTATTACTTTCTGTAGCTGATAAGCTTTACTTAAAGAATACTCCTGTGTCTGTTGACTTCCCATTAGTATCTGTAATGAAATGGTTCTTAGAAAACAATGACTTCATTTCAAGTGCTGACCAGTTCAAAGACATTAACGAATTAGCAGGTATCTACCCAGCTACAGTTGGTGGTACTTTCGATTCTACTGGTGGCCAAGTTGGTGGTTTCACTATCATGGCTTCTGGTGCTGACAATGCTCGTGTTCGTGAACCTTTCCCGTACATGCACTTACCAGTTCAGTACAAAGGTTTAGAATTCGAAATCAACTGTTACGGTCGTTTCGCTGGTGTTGAAATGGTTCGTCCTGCTGCATTCCAGCATTTCTTAAACGCTAGTGCTTAATCGCTAGTTAACCCTATGGCCTACCTACTTTTGGGTAGGCTCCTTTTACTTTTATTTAGAGAACACACAATGAAAATTACAAGTTTATTAAACTGTAACGTAAGTCTTATCGTTAAAGACCAACGTATCACTTTGCCAGCTAAGCCATCTATCTTAGAATTAGATGACACTGCTTTTGCTAACTTCATTCCTCGCCTTGAAAAGCTTGTGGAAGAAGAAGGCGCTAAATGGTTGAAGAAGCCTGTCCTTTCTGCTGAGAAGCAAGAAGCGGTAGATGCTGCGGAACTTAAAGCTGCACAAGAACTAGTTGCTAAAGCTGCTGCTAAAGCTAAAGCTGCTAAGTAATGGCTACAGTCGCTCAGTTCCAGACTCGGTTCCCTGAATTCTGTGATGTTGACGACGACAGAATTCAGCTGTTCTTGGACGATGCTAGCTTGCTTATGGGTAATACTCACAAGTGGCTTGACTTTTATGACACTGCACATGCTTACTACTCTGCCCACTTGGTTGCGGTAGCTGAGCATACGGAGTCAGGTGACATTGGTATAATTGCTCCTGCTAAGAAGCAAGAAGTAGATGATGTTGTTATTGAAAGTGCGCTATCAGCTATTAGCCCAACTATGGATGACCTCTATAGTACTGCCTACGGTAAGAGATACATTAACTACCGTAACATTATTCTTAGAGGCCCACGAGGGGTTTAGCTATGGCTATGAATATGAAAGGAGCTTTCAACAGCCGTATGGCTACGAAGCTCATTCGCCTAGCTCTTGCAGCAGGTAGTTATGATGATGATAACAACTGGGTACAAGGTAGAGTAACCAAGAGTAATATCTTTGGTGTCTTTACTTCGGGTAACAAGTTCTCTCAGTTCGATGAAGGTATCTCTATCCATAATACGGATGGTGGTATACGAACTAGTGACTATCGCTCATTGTACATGCAAGGGAGATTCAAACTAGACATAGGAGATAAGGTAAGCTATAAAGGCATATACTTTAATGTCCTACAAAAGTCTGATGAAGATGAATTTAACTTTAGTAGCTTCTTATTAGAGAAGTCGGAGAACTGGAAACCATGAGGTCAGATGTTAAAGTAATACAGCTATTCATAGACAGCATGGTTGGTATTGAAAAGTTTTCCTACCCTGCTAGACAAGAAGGCTCCAAGAGACCTGATGGTGAGTTTGCTCATATTAGGTTAATTGAGGAATACCAGATTGGTATACCCTCAGAAGTTGTTTATGCACAAGATGAAGACACGACAACATACAGGACTATCAGCCCAGTCAAGCTTAGGTATAGGATTGGAGTAGTTGACACTGATGGTGCGGCTGCTTCTAAAATTATGCATGGTTGGACCTCAGTTGCTATGAAGCAACTAATGATAACTACTGGTGTAGGTTTTGTCTCATGTAAACCTCTTTCTAGTGAAGACGCTTTACTAGAAAAAGAGTGGGAGCTTCGTCAAGGATTCTCAGTAGAAGTTTACTCTACTAGAGTGTATGATGAAGTCGTAGACAATATTAAAACAATGAAGGTTAGTGGTGAGTTCATTCAGGATAATCTGGATAGCTACCTACTAGGCTTTGAACTTAACGAATAAGGAATAACAATGGCAATTGACATTAGTGAATTTGCAAAAGTATCTATTTCTGTATCTCCAGTTGGTGTACAGAGTGGTAACTTCGGAATATTAGGTTTCTTAACGAAATCTGAGGACGTTGCTATCGTGCCAATCAGCCCTGCTGAACGTGCACGTAGTTACACAAGCTTGGGAGGTGTTGGTGAAGATTGGTCAGCAAGTTCAGAAGTATATAAGGCTGCTACAGCTTTCTACTCTGCTACTCCCTCTCCTACTAACTTTACTGTAATAATGAACTACGTTACTCCACAAGCGGCTACGCTATCTGGTGGTACTCATTATAGCCTCAGTGAAATTCAAAGCATACTATCTGGGGATATAGAGATCACTATTGATGATACTCTTGTAACTCTTAATAGTCTTAACTTTAGTGGTGTTGCCACTTACCAAGAAGCTGCTAGCATATTAGAGCTAGGTTTAGATGCAACAGTATCTGGAACAAAAGTTACCTATGAAGCTGGTGCATTCAATATCAATGGTGTAGTAGTTGGGTCAACAGCTGATATTTCTTATGGTATGGGTACAGTTGGTGAAGCTCTTGGCTTAGAGCCTCACCAAGCTGCTATCTCCTCGGGCGTTTCTGCTGAGACACCTGTAGAGTCGTTGGCTATTGCTGAGTCTTTGGGTATTGATTTTGTTGGTTTAGTGACACACAAAGATTTACGTGATGTACTAACTGGTGCAACTGGCTACACTACCCTTGAGATTGCTCAGTGGGCAGAAGCTGCTAAGAAGATTTTCTGTAATACAAGTAATGACTTGACTGCTTTAAATAGTACTTCGTTAGACATTATTAGCTTAAGCTTTGCTGCTTCATTGCGTTACACTCTTAGTACCTACAGTGGTGCTCGTCGTGAGTATCCTAGTGCGGCTATATTTGGTCGTGCTGCTGGTGTTAACTTCGATGGAACAGACACCACTATAACTCTTAACCTTAAGCAGATTAATGGTATCACTTCGGAAAACTTAACCAAAAGCCAGTATGCTAACTTAGATGCTAAGAATGGTTCAGTGATTGCTCGTGTAGGGCAGACCTTAGCTGCGTACACTTCATCTAAAATGGCCTCTGGCACTTTCTTAGATACTGTACATGGCCTACTTTGGTTAGAGAACCATGTTGAGACTGACATGTTTAACTTGCTATACGTAAGTACTACTAAACTACCTTACACACAATCTGGTATTAACATAGCTGAGCAGACTCTAAAGCAGTCACTTGAGCAAGCTGTAGTTAACGGTTTAGCAGCCCCTGGCTTCTTGCCAGATGGGACTTACCTTCCTCGGGGCTATGATGTAGCTTCTGTTAGCATAGCTAATGTATCTATAGGTGATAAATCTAAC